CACAAGCCCCATGAAGGAGATTGAGAATGTCAGAAGCACAATACGAAGAAGAGATTGGTAATCCTTACAATGCCCGTAAGCCTTGGCATACGGAAGATGCACCCAGTATGGGAAATGCAGATGGATTGTTTTACCCAGAGCAACAGGCTACCCTTGATGAAGAGGCCCCTGAAGAAGAAGCTCAACCTCGTAAAAGAACTAACTATAAAAAGAGATACGATGATCTAAAAAAACATTATGATACTAAGCTTTCAGAGTTTAGGCAGAAAGAAGAAGAACTTACTGCTATGGCTCAGGCAGCACAACCAGCTTATGCACCTCCTAAGTCTGAAGAAGAGTTAGAAAGTTTTAAGCAGGAGTATCCTGATTTGTATAACACTGTTGAAACTGTAGCACATATGCAGAGTCAACGGCAGGTTGCAGATCTTGAAGCACAGCTACAGTCTATGCGTAAGCGTGAGTCTGAAGTTTTGCGTCGAGAAGCTGAAAGCACACTTAAACAACGTCATCCAGACTTTGAGGATCTCAGAGGCGATGATCAGTTTCATGCGTGGGCTAAAGAGCAGCCAGAGCAAATTCAAGATTGGGTTTACAATAATCCTGATAATGTTGCTTTAGCTTCAAAAGCTATTGATCTTTATAAGTTAGAAACTGGACAGTCTCAAACAAAATCACAGCCCAGACCTCAACGGCAGCAAGGCAGTGCAGCAGATATGGTATCAACTAAAACTACCTCTGTTGACTCTAAGCAGCCTAAAGTTTGGACTGAAAGGGAAATCGCTGCAATGTCTCTTGATCAGTTTGATAGATTTGAAGATGAAATCAAACAAGCTATGATTGAGGGCAGAGTAGTAAAATAAATGTTTTACTAGGAGTATATTAACATGGCCTCAAATACATCAGATCAATTTTTTGAACCGTCCACAGATACTAATGCCAACTTTGGTAATTCTGTCAGTGGACAAAATAACTCGTTCTTCCTGCCAAAAGTTTATTCTAAGCAGGTACTGAACTTTTTCCGTAAGGCTTCTGTAGTTGAAGCAATCACTAACACCGACTATGCTGGAGAAATCTCTGCGTTTGGTGACAGTGTTCGCATCATCAAAGAGCCTGAAATTACTGTTGACCAGTATGAGCGTGGAGCAGCAATTACAGCTACGAAACTTACTGATGCAGAATTGACACTTGTTGTTGATATTGCAAACGCATTTAAGTTTATCGTAGATGACATTGAAACAAATATGTCTCACGTTAACTTCCGCGAGGTAGCAACCTCTTCAGCAGCTTACGCATTGCGTGATGCTTTTGATAGCGGCGTTATCGCTGAAATGTTTGCTGGTGTTTCGGCTTCAAGCCCTAACCACATTCTTGGTTCTGACAATGCTACTGACCTTGCTGCTGGTACTTTTGATGGTACTGGTAACTTGGACATCGGTTTTGCTGGCAGTGAGCATGATCCTATTGACGTTCTTTCTCGCATGGCTCGTTTGCTTGATGAGCAAAACGTACCTGAAGAAGGACGATGGTTCCTTGCTAACCCAGAGTTCTACGAAGTTCTTGTTCAAAGTTCTTCCAAGCTCTTGTCAGTAGACTACAACGCAGGTCAAGGGTCAATCCGTAATGGATTGGTAAGCTCTGGCAAGCTGCGTGGATTTGATATGTACAAGTCAAACAACATTGCTGCAACGTCTAACGCTGCTGGTAAGGTTCTGGCTGGTCATATTTCTTCTACCGCTACTGCACAAACAATTACCAATACTGAGGTTCTACGTGATCCTGACAGCTTTGGTGATATTGTTCGTGGTCTGCACGTATATGGCGCACAAGTTCTTCGTTCAGAAGCTCTTGTTTCTGCCTTCTACGGTATCGACTAGACCGTTCCGGGAGGGCTGCTTCGGTGGCCCTCTCTTTTAATGGAGATTAATTATGCCTCAAATTGGTTCTGAATCTAATCCTATGATGTTTCGTAAAGCTGCTGTAAGCAAAGAAAGTCGTTTCCGAAAGGGAATGAATCTTTCGCAGTACAAGGATAACTACGAGCGAATCTTTAAGAAAGATGTGGATAAAGCAGATTACAATACAGAGTTTGAGGCGGCTAGAGAAAAAAGCAAAACATTTTCAATGGAGCAAGACTAATGGGATTTTTTAAAGATTTTTCAAAGAAAACGCAGCAACTAGCAGCACAACAACAACCTGTTATGCAAACATATGATTCAGTTTTTTCTCTTTCTACAAATCCTTATGTAAGGGTTCAGTATGATCATGGAGGACTAAACAAAGTACCTAGAAGTGGTTACGTTCCTAATGAGTACACAGGGAGAAGTAAAATGACATATGGTGGAATGAATCAGCGTAATACAACAAACGTATCTCGCATGGATCAACAAATGATGGGAACTATGCAAAATCAGATGAACACTGGGGGGAATGGTGGTATGATGTACGACAGCAACCGCATGAAAAAAGCAGTAGGCGGTTCTGTTGACATTTATGCTATGGAAGATGCTTGTAACAAGATGGCAGGTTACAATAAGAGTCTTCCTAAAAACCGTTAATAAAACCACAGTGAGGACTAATGGCTTATTTGCAAAGTAATATCCCACATTTTAAATGTTGGGTTAGGAAAGAGTACACACACAATCATCAGAAATATCATGGTGAGTTTATACACGCAATGGCTATAGCTGTTACAAGCATTCCTTGTAGATCTTTAAGCTTCCAAGTCATCTTTACAGGTGCCGAAACTTACGATACAGATGAACCAAATGTACACGGCGGAGCAATGTGGGCTAGGATGCCTATAACAGGTCTTGTAGGAGATACTCCTTTAGAACAATGGCCTACACCTATGCCTACATGGGCAGCACAGCCTTGGGACTGTAGCTCTAGAGATCATGCAGTTTATGTGCTAGATAGAGCAACACCATGTCCTTGGTTTGCCAAGATAGACGGTGAGTTATATCCTGCTAAATATTATTTTACAGTAGACTACACAGACTCAGAAATAGCAGATGATCCTGCACAACATAAACAGAGTCATGTTCTTGAGTTATTAGATGCTGGAGAGTGGACAGGGAATATTGTGGCTCTTCCTAACAACCGAGTCAGAGTTACGCATCCTGCGTGGTTTGAGGTAGGTGAAGGCGCTCCAGACTTTAGACCTTCACAGTGGACACATTACAGTAAATCTGATTTAGATTATACTTTAGACGTTAATCAAGTTTTTGATAACTTATACAGGGAGACAGATGATGAAGAGTAAAATGGGCATGAAAAGCAAAATGGGTACTAAAAAAAGAGGCGGCATGGCTAATGGCGGCATGAAGAAAAAGAAAATGAAGTCTAAAGGAATGGCTAAGGGTGGTATGAAATCTAAAGGATATGCGCGTGGTGGTGTGGTAAACCCATCTTACAGCGATGTTATGCCAAAAGCAGGGCCTAACTAAAGACTATGGCTACTACATATCTAGAATTATCTAATGAAATTTTACGTGAGATGAATGAAGTAGAACTCACACAGGCTGACTTTAGTAGTGCTGTGGGTATACAAAGCCACGTAAAAGATGTCATTAATAGATCCTACCTAGACATGGTGAATGAAGAGGCCCAGTGGCCTTTTCTTGCCGTGGCTGAAAGTGGAACTACTGATCCTAGATATGGAAATGTAAACATTGAAACAGTAGCAGGTACACGCTGGTATGAGCTAAAGCCTTCTTCTTCTAGTCTTACTACAGATTATGGTTATATAGATTGGGACAACTTTCTTATAACCACTGTAGGCGTTAGCGGAGAGACAGCACCATTTGAGATGCAACCCTTACGATTTGTTACTATAGAAGAGTTTAAAGATTACTATCAAACATCTGAAAACTTAGACGATGCAGATACCCAGCAGTTTGGTTTACCTAGACGGGTGTTGAAAAGTCCTGATAACAGAAAGTTTGGACTTAGCCCTATACCAGATAAAGTGTATAAAGTTTGGTTTTTTGCTTACTCGCTTCCTACAAAACTTAGCGCACATTCGGATGAGTTAGTTTTTCCTGATCTGTATGTTCCTGTTTTGATAAACAGGGCAAGATATTATGTGCATCAGTTTAAGGATAACGCCCAAGCAGCAGCTTTTTCTTTAGAAGACTATAAGAAAGGAATAAGGAACATGCAGCTAAACTTAATGTCACCAGTTCCTAGTTATTTTAAAGATGACAGAGTTAGGTTCGTATAATGGCAGGTTCGTTACCTTTTGGTATATCCTGTAGAGGAGGCTTAAACACAAATTTAAGTCAGTTTGAAATGCTGTCTAATCCCGGACTTGCTACGCAGTTGGAAAACTTTGAAGTAGACAATGATGGTGGCTACAGAAGAATCAACGGCTTTACAGCTTTTGGAGGCTCAGACGCTACTAGACCTAATAGTTCAAATGCTATTCTAGGTCTTTTTGTTTATGCGGATGGTTTAATTGTAACCTCTGGCACAAATATATATTTTACTTTAGATGGTATTTCATACTTACAAATAAATAGAGCTAGTGTAGCTTCTTCGGGCGACAATCATACTACATTTACTGGTAGATCTATAGCAGCTAGAACAAGTCAGTCACAATGTAACTTTACTTTTTATGAAGGAGATAGTCAGTACGGCGAAGTTGTTATTACAGATGAAAGCTCCGCTTCTAAACCTTTTTTGTTTAAAATGACAGGAACTGGAGTAATAAGTAATAGAACTTTTTTTGCAGAAGAAATAACAGTAAGTGGATCAGTAACACCGACCCTTTGCACGGTACACGACAGGCACTTAGTCGTAGGTGGAGATTCTGATACTCCAAACACTATTTATTTTAGTGGTACAGATGATATAAATGATTTCACTAGCACTGGATCAGGTTCAATAAAACTAGATGACAAAGTTATAGGTATTAAACCTTTTAGATCTGACCTAATTATTTTCTGCAAAAATAGTATTTTTAAATTAATAAACATTAACGATTCTAACAATATTGCAGTTGTTCCTATAACAAAAAACGTAGGTTGCTTAGACAATCACAGTATTCAAGAGATTGCAGGTGACTTAGTATTTTTAAGCCCTGACGGTGTTCGTACTATTGCAGGAACGGCAAGAATTGGTGACGTAGAGTTAGGAAGTGTTAGCAGACAAATACAACCTATTATAGAATCTATTGCAGAAGATATAAATGACTTAGTTGTATCTAGTGTAGTATTAAGGCAAAAATCTCAATACAGAATATTTTACTCTACTACAACTGCAACTCCTGATGTTTCAAAAGGAATTATTGGATCTTTAACTTCTAAAGGTTTTGAGTGGTCAGAAACACTTGGTATACAAGCAAGAGCTATTACTTCTGGATTTAATTCAAACGGCGTAGAAAAAACATTTCATGGTGATAAAGACGGTTACATATACTTACACGATACAGGAAGTAGTTTTATTCATTCGGCATCAGAAGCTAATATAAAAGCTACATACACTACACCTAACTATGACTTTGGAGATTTTGGCACACGCAAAAACATGCGTTATATTAAAATTTCTATTAGTCCAGAAGGAAGCGCACAGCCTACTCTAAGGGTTAGATATGATTATGAAGATCCAAAGGTTCCTCAACCGTTAGACTATACTTTACTGTCTGTTCCTTTACCAGCAGTTTTTGGTGAAAGTTTATTCGGTTCTTCTTTTTTTGGAGGAACAAACGACCCTATGGTTCGTCAGGCAATTCAAGGCGGCGGGTTTACAGTAAATTTTAGATTAAGGTCAGAAGATAAAAAACCACCTTATGCTATTAATGGTATGTACTTAGACTACGTGCCGTCAACTAGGAGATAACATGGCGAGTTACACCAGACAAAGTAGTTTTTCAGATGGAGATACAATCACTGCTGCATTATTTAATAATGAGTATAATCAGCTTTTGACTGCATTTTCATATGCAACCTCTGGCACAACAGGCCACA